ACCGACTCTGAATGTACCACTATTTATTCCAACCTTAAGAATTCCAGTGTTAGCATTCCAATCCCTGACTCTGGCAGTTACAGAAGAAACAGATCCAACAACTTCTTCATTGTATTGATAGTTAAGTGCATTTGGTTCTGTGGTTCCAATTCCAGAACTTCTCTCAAGTGTCAATGCTGGTGCATTAGTATACCCAATACCAGTATTTCTAAAGTAAATACTTTGGATAACACCATTAGAAATTTGTGGTTCAAGAACCGCAGATGTAATTCCAGGAAGAGTTGCTAATCCAACAATGATTGGTTCATTGTAATAGTTACTTCCACCATTAGTAACACGAATAGATGTGATACCAGTAGTCAGATCATTCACAACTGCTGTTGCTGCTGCACCTATTCCATAAACACCAGATCCACCAGCAGCAGTATTTGCAATGCTGGTAAACGTGATTGTTGGTGGATTTGTGCTGCTATAACCAAAACCAGGATTAGTCAGGAGAACTCTATCGATAGAATAGACACCACCTTTTTGAGTTGTGATCGCAACTGCTTCTGCGGTAGATCCAGGAAGCAATGCTGGGGAGGTACTAATAGAAACTGTTGGTGGATAAACATATCCAGCACCGTCATCATTCAAGACGATTTCACGAATAATTCCAGATCTACCGAAACTATCAACTCTGAGTGTAGCAGTTACACCAGTTCCAACCAGAGTGAGTTCTGTAATATATCCTTGCTCTTTAACCTGCTCATCGATAAAGTCGATGCTTGTATCAATATCTTCACTCTCATACTGGAAGAGTTCACATTGAAGTTTATAAACGTAATTTGTTCCTAACTGATAAAAAGGTTGCTCGTGCTCTACTCTTTTTACCTCAAAAATTCTTTGTCCAAGTGGGAAGTAAACTAAGTCACCTTCTCTTGGTCTTGTGTCTAAAATAATTTCATCATCTGGCATATTGCCCAAGAAAGGTTGAACAAACTCTTCAAACCTCTCTCTAGAAATTACAAGTGTAATTTCATTTTGTAGATTGATACCAAACTTGGTCATGATATCAGAACCAGGAGCATATCCCTCAAAGTTCTCTAGATATGCTTCGATTGCAAAGTTATCATTAAACTTAGATGCGTCAATTTCACGGATGATGTCATCCTGCCCAAGAACTTTCCTGGGAATGTAATGAACATCAATGCCATAAGTTCTTAAATGCTCATTGATCAGATCCTGCAAGAGGAACTGTTCATTAGCAGAACCCTGTAAAAAGAATGGATTAAGTGCCATTATCCGATAAGGTCAAGGGGAGGAATTTCGTACTCTGAAAGCATTCTCTTCTTGATGTCCTCAAGTTCTTTCTCGGCATCATCGTAGATTTCTCTACCATTAAGTTCAATGCCACCAGGAAGTTTTGCTCCCTTGAACTTGATGAGGTTCTGACCCCACTGTCTCTTGATCAGAGCAGTCAGATACATCTTCAGGAAAGAGTCATTATAAACATTAGTAAAGTCATCAGGATCCATGATCCTGTAGCAGTCTAAAACAATATAGTCACCGACCACAGCACTTGCCCAGTCGATATCCATGTATAATCTATTTTGCCTTTTATTAAATCTCAACTGCTTATCGGTTGTCAGTAAGAAGTCAATGTCCTCAAGATAACTCTTAGTCATTGCATATGTAAGAAGACCTTGATATCCAAGGTCAAATGCAATGTCATTTAAGAACAACTGATACTTGACACTGAACATTCCATTAGAAATGGAACTGGAGTCAAACTTGAATACCTTCTCAATACCGATTACGGAATCGGGAACCTGAATATAGTTTGCGTTTTCGTACCAGGTAAATGATGTAGAAGCAGTAGAAGTTGCAGTCTCACTCGTAATACCTGTCCCACCAGGACCAGCTCTTCCACGATCCTTATCTTCAGAAGTAATCTGATATTTCAAGAGAGTTCTTGCAACACCATCAAAGTGTCTTTCATGGAAAAGTTGAAGAGCATCATCTACGGCATCATCAATTTGCTCATCGGCAACGTTGATCTCTAGAACTGGAGCACCTAGTTTTCTGAGACAATAATCAATAAGTGATTGTCTACTATTTGGTTTTGCCATTTCTAGAACGAGCCTCCTTCAAATACATTTGTCCAGACTGGGACACCAGTTGCATTAGTTGTTAACAGATAATTAGATGTCGATGCAGCACTAACAGTAGAAGCACTACTTACCAACAGTCCAGTGGAATCGAAGTATGCGATACCATTTGGTCCATTGAAATCACCAACCTCATAGTAAATGCCATCCGTTGCGGAAAGATATCCAACAACATTTGTGTGAGTGCTGATGGCAACATTAAAACCGATCTCTGAGTTTAAAGTCAGAGCACCACTCAAGGTATTTATTGTATTAGTGCTAGCAGTGCCAATCTCAATGTTGGCAATCGTTCCAACACCAGAGATGCTGAGATTTCTACCTCTAACCTCATCATATGTAAGGTCACCCTTGACGTTCAGGTTTCCAGCAATGTAGACATCATCTTGGAAGGTTGCAATTCCAACGAAAGTAGAAACACCAGTTACATTTAACTGTCCAGTCGTTGACGTTCCTGCAACATCTATCTGACCTATCGTAGCAGTTTCACTATCAAATGTGGTGCCAGTAAGGATACCAATTACGTTAGCATTTTCAGCAACCGTCAGATTTGGTGTTTCAATTCTACGTTCGTAGATGTGGTTCGCACCAATAGCAGCATAAGCATCGAGTGGAACATTGGTAGATCCGATACCAACTGCATAGTTGATAAGGAAAGCATCGGTGGTTCCAATACCATAAGTTCCAGACTTAACCCACATTATTTGCTTGTAGGTATCTGGTAAAGTATTAATTCCAGAAGATTTTAAAGATACTAGTGGACTACCTTCAGTCGATGCAATCGCAACACCACCATGGTTTGCGGTATCATCATTAGAAACATCATCATTATTCAGGTTTGTGGTAATACCAAGAACAAGGTCTTTGTCGTTAACTCTCAGGTCAGCAACGTTGACACTGGTAAAGGTTCCCCCAACACTCAGGTTTCCACTAACAAGGAGATCATTCTGAATTAGTACTGATGGTGAGTAAATGTCAAGAGCACCATTGATCTCTACATCATTGAATGTAGAAATGCCAGTGGCATTCAACTGTGTGACGGTTGTGGTTCCAACGACATCAATACCGTTGTTGGCATCGATCAGACCGTCAAATGTAGAGACACCAGTTACATTTAAGTTAGGTGTTCTTAACTCATTGTAAATCGTGACACCATAACCAGTGGTTTCAAGTCTCTTGTCACCATCGTGATTAAGTTCTACCGCACCTCCAGTAAGGAATTTTGCAAAGTATTGGGAAGTGTTAGCATCATATAAATCAATACCACCATTGGCAGAATTTGATCTAAGGCTCAAATAACCAGAACCTAGAGAGTGGTATAGAACACTATTAGTTCCGTTATGAACTATTTGTAAGTCATTATTATCACCGAGATTAATCGTATCATTATCACCAAGGAATACATCACTTTGGAATGTAGAGACACCAGTTACATTTAACTGTCCAGTTGTTGTGGTTCCAGTAACTTGCAGATTATCAACAATTGCGGTCTCACTGTCAAATGTCGTGATGGTGCCTACACCAGTGACGTTCAGATTGGCAATCGTGCCGACACCACTGATGTTCAGGTTACGACCGTTGACCTCATCATAGATAACGTCTCCAGTAATATTCAGGTTACCATCGATATAAACATCACTCTGGAAAGTTGCAATACCAGTGACGGTAGAAACACCAGTGATGTTTAACGAATCTGCTTCAAGGTTTCCAATTACATTGGCACCAATATCAACGGTCTCAAATTTCTTAGAGTTATCGTAGTAAAGTTCTATCGCTCCATCTGAGATGCAGTTTATAAGGTAGTCTCCAGATACATAACTTTTTAAATCTATGCCATCAAGGGCAATGAGCTGCAACCTACCAGTACCTTTATCAAGTATGACACTATTACTACCATCATGATAAATGTTTAAATCATTACTAGCACCTAAGAGAATATGATCATCATCACCAAGATATACATTTCCTTGGAATGTAGAAATACCAGTTACATTTAAATTTGTTGTTGAAGTAATTCCACTAAGCTTAACACCATATTCAGCAGTTTCTAACTTCTTAGAGTTATTATAGTAAAGATCACTAGAAGCATTTCTAGTAAATTGTGCTAATATCTCAGATCCTGAAGATCCTCTTAATGTAATTAACTCATTTTGAATGTTTAGTGATCCAGTTCCTATACCATTAATGATATGGTTTCCAGTTGCAGACTCATGGAAAAATTCTAAATCATTTCCATCACCCAAACGAACTTTTATATCATCAGCAAGATCTAGTCCAAGGGATGGATTGAATGATCCTTGAGGTCCAGAAAGTCCTTGGAAACCTTGAGCACCCTGAGGTCCTGCAGGTCCTTGTGGTCCAATTCCTTGAGGTCCTACAGGTCCTTGTGGACCTTGAACTCCTTGAGGTCCACTGGAACCCTGAGGACCTCCTGGCAATCCATCATTTCCTTGTGGTCCAATAATACCTTGAGGTCCTGTTTGACCATCAGATCCTTGGTCTCCTTGTGCACCTACAATACCTGGAGCACCCTGAACACCTTGGGCACCTGTGACTCCTTGAGGACCTATACTACCTTGAGGACCTATGCTACCCTGTGGACCTTGGAATCCTTGTGGACCTTGGAATCCTTGAGTACCTTGAACTCCTTGGAATCCTTGAGCACCTTGAGGTCCTCTAAATCCTTGAGCACCTTGAACCCCCAAATTCCCTTGGAATCCAATAGGACCTTGAGGACCAATTTCTCCTTGTGGACCTTGAACTCCTTGAGCACCTTGTGGTCCTTCAGGTCCTACACCCCCAATAATTCCTGGAATACCTTGAGGTCCAGGAACACCTTGGGCACCTGTTGCACCTTGAGGTCCAACATATCCAGCTTCAACTACTGTTATTTGTCCCTGCATTCCAGGGTGGTTTTGACAAATATAATATAAAGTTGAAGGAGCATCATAGGGGACTGTAAATGATAGTTGTCCTGTCTGGACTCCATTATTATCAGTTCCATCATCAAAAGAACTACTAATGCCAGGAACTGGATCAGTTTTAATCCAGAATGGATGTCCAATAGCATTTACATTAAAATAATATGTTAATCCTCTTATCAAAGTAAGAGATGGATTTGTTGAAATTCCCAAAATTGAGGGATCAAAAATAAATGCACTTGATCCAGAATTAGTTACACTAAATGATATTCCACCAACAGCACCTTGAGGACCATAAGTACCAATATCCCCCTGACTTCCTTGTGGTCCAAGTGGTCCTTGGGGACCAAGTTCTCCTTGTGGACCTTGAAATCCTTGAATACCCTGAGGACCAAGGTTTCCCTGAGCACCTTGAAACCCAGTAAGATTTACACCATCTCCAAAAGTAGTGTAAAGTTCACTAAAATTAGCATTAATTTTAGAAGCACCATTGGCAAGGGTATCCCCAGTACCATCATTTGGTGTTGTTCCTGTAGATATTATTTGCCTTGACATTATAATACGCAGTTTATTTTATTTAGTTAAACTTCCCCAAAGGGGTTTATTTCAGTGAAATCTATTATCTCATCTGCCTCTTGTTCTATAATGTCATTATCAGCATAAGCTTGCTGAAGTTCATAAGTTTTTGCAATTCTTAAAGTATAAATTGCACTTGAAGCTGCTCCTACTACTATGTCCCCATCAACAAAATCAGTACCAAGACCAGATACCTTTAATTTATTTGTAGCAGCATCCCAATTTTTAACAATACCAAATGCACCAGAAATAGAACCAGAAACTCTCTCACCAACTATGTAATTTCCAGATGCCACTGTAGATCCAGCAGAAATTGTTATAGTTGGATTAGATAAGTATCCAGAACCAGCATTTATTATTCTAATGGTTGAAATTCCCCCACTAGCATTTAAAAATGCTCTAGCAGTTGCAGTTGTTCCTGCAGCAACATCTGGAGCAGAGAATGTTACAGTTGGTTCAAAAGTATATCCAGTTCCAGAATAAGTTGTAGTAACAATCCCTATACTTCCAGATGTAGAGATTGCAACTCTAGCTGAAGCTCCATATCCATTTCCCCCATAAAAATTGATACTTGGAGATTCTGTGTACCCGTATCCTGGATTCTCAATATAAATTTGATCTAAACTTTTAGCTACTGTCAATCCTTTACTTTGAGTCATCACCCCAACTAAAATTGATCTATATCCACTTGTTGGGGCATCTACAACTAAGTTGGGTGCTGATGAATATCTATATCCCCCATTCAAAATGTCTACATATTGAACTCCACCAACAACTAATCCAGTATATGCAGTTGCTGTTACTCCTAGACCAGAAAGAGTTAATTCTGCACCATACCCAATGTCTTTTAATTGATAATCAACTTCTGGATTTCCTGTTGTAATTTCCTCATCTTCAAATTCAAAAAGTTCACATCTCAAATCATAAACATAATTTTTTTGAAGTTGGAAGAATGGTTTTCTATTTTCAACATATTTAATCTCCATCAAACTATCAGAAAGAGGAACATATATTAAGTCTCCTTCCATTGGTCTGGTATAACTACCAAATCCATCAGTAGTTTGCATCAATGCAGCAATATAATCATCAAATCTTTCTTTTGAAATTATAAAATTCATTTCATCTTGAATTCTTACCCCAAACTTAGACATCATAAAGGAATTATTATCAAATCCTTCATAATTAACTAGATAAGCTTCTATTGGAAATGCATTATTAAATTTGGAATATATTGCATCACGAATGACAGATCCCTTGTTAATAATTTTTCTGGGAAGATAGTAAACTTCTATCCCGTACATCTTCAATTGTTCGTTTATAAGGTCTTGAACTAAACCTTGTTCTCCAGATGTTCCTTGAATGAAGTATGGATTTAACATATCAGCCTATAAGATCCATTGGTGGAAGTTCATAAGTTGTCATCATTTTATCTTCTATTGATTGCAATTCCCTAACTGCATCATCATAAATTTGTCTACCATTAAGTTCAACTCCACCTGGCAGTTTAACTCCTTGGAATTTAATTAAGTTTTGTCCCCACTGCCTTTTAATTAGGGATGTGAGGTACATTTTAAGAAATGAATCATTATAAACTTTTGTGAAATCAGATGGATTTAAAATTCTATAGCATTCAATTAATAGATAATCATCAGCATTGAGAGTATCCCAACTAGTATCAATATACAATCTATTTTGTCTTTTATTAAATCTTATTTGCTTTTCTGGATTTACAATCCAATCAATGTCTTCTAGATATCTTTTTGTCATATAATAGTTCATCATCTCAGTAGAACTAAACCAATATATGTCATTCAAAAATAGTTGATAATTTATATTAAACATGTTGGATGCAATAGTTCTATTGTCCAACTTAAATACTCTTTCAATACCTATTACAGCATCTGGAACTTGAATAAAGTTGCTGTTTTCCTCCCATTCAAAAGTTCCAATATTTGAACTTGCTGTAGTAATTTCTACATCTAGATTATTATTATCTGCTTTAGATCTTCCCCTTTCAATATCATCTGCAGTAATTTTATACTTAAGAAACATCTTCTCAACACCATCAAAATGCCTCTCATTGAAAAATTGCAAGGCATCATCCACTAAATCATCCAATTGCTCTTCAGCAATGTTGATTTCCAATACTGGTGCACCAAGTTTACGTAAACAATAATTAATTAATTCTTGTCTTGATGCTGGTTTTGCCATTATTCTAAGTTTTTAACTATTTAGAACCAAAACTTTGCTCCATATAAATCAGAGTCTCTTGCTGTCTCATATAGAGTTTTACATAACATTTGCACAAATTTCTTAACATATCAATGTTAGTGCAAGTATCCAATTCTCTAGAAATTTTTTCAAATTCAAATTGTTTAGAAACTGATTCCAGTTTCATTTCTTCATGATTCATAAATTTTTCTCAAGAGACTTTTTATTTCATTAATAGAAGATTTAATGTCTTCTATTTCAGATTCCATATTAGAGATTTTTTCTTGTTCTTGTTGCTTTCTTTCTCTTGTTTTAATATACTGCTCAGACCCAACTTTGTCAGTATTAATTATTGCATTAGTGGAGAGGTCCCTAAGTAAATTAGGATGACCCTCCACTTTTGCATATCTTCTATTTGCCATTATGCTAATGCTATTGCTCTAAGTTGTCTGATAACTGGTGGAAGTGCTTGATTAGTTGTTGTTCCAACTATCTTAATTGCAAATCCAGTAAATTGTGGAAGATCATCAGCAGTGAATGAATACTCCCTAAACTCACCTTCAAAACTACTTGGAACATTAGTATCAGATCTTCCATCATTGTTATCAGAATCTATTACATTACCATTTACATCAATATTT